TTGACAATGAAGCGTAACCGTTATATAATGCGCTTGTAATTTAAATTAAAGGAGATAAGCATATGGCAGTTTTAGAAGGTACAGCATATTGGGCTAGTGTATTAACACCCAATACTAAGTTTGAACCCACGTATACGGTCAACCTTATAGTAGATCGTGAGATTATAGAAGAGTACAAGAGTAAGGGCTTTACTAGACAAGTAAGGGAAATGGAAGATGTTGGTACTGCTCTTGTAATAAGGCGCAAGGTCAACTGGACGGATAAGAAGACAGGACAGATACACACACGCCCAGCCCCTAGACTTTTTGATAAGGCCAAGCAGCCTTTGGATTGTCAAGTAGGTAATGGATCTAGAGTTAAGGTTCAGCTCCGTGAATGGGAAAGTGGTGAGTGGACAGGCTTAGACTTCCAAGCCATGCAGGTACTAGACCTAGTAGAATACTCTGGTAGTTCCCCAGACGGATCAGAGTTTGAGGTAGAGGAAGGCTTTGATGACGGGGATGAACTATGAAGTCCAAGCCTAAGCAAAAGAAAGAGAAGCCTAATATAATCTTCCGTACTGAGATGGGAGACTTTGATGTTTCCCTTTTCAGTAAAGAAGGTCAGAGGAGATACTTCCTAGCACAACAAGCTATCAATGATTTGAAAAGTCTAACTGCTCTGGCTGAATTAAAAAAGATAGCTATTACTTCATTACACAACGCCATTCAAGAGAATGAATGCGTTGCTGGGTGTCAGATAGAAACTCCTGAAGAGGGCTAGTTATGTCATTCATAAAAACTAATCTGCCCTGCCCAAGTTGCGGAGGTAGTGATCCTGCTGCGCTCAATGAAGATGGAAGTGCATGGTGCTTTAGTTGTGAGACTAGGTTCCCTGATTATGAGGAGGCATGTGAGAAGGATAGCACTCTTTTTCCACTACCCGACACTACCAGCGACATTAAAACATACAGGAACAACGCCATGAATGAGGCAGAGGGTAACTTTGTAGGTCTAACTGATAGAGGAATATCTGCCGAGACTGCTAAGAAGTATGGGGTCAAGGCTATACAGCAAGGGGGTAAGATAACTAAACATCTATATCCTTACTATGTGTCTAATGAAATAACAGCTTATAAGATCAGAGAATCTAATAAGATGTTTACTTGGAGAGGAAACTCACAGGGAAGTGGTCTTTTTGGAGAGCAGTTGTTTCAAGCAGGGGGTAAGTATATTACTCTGGTTGAAGGTGAGTGTGATGCAATGGCAGCGTATGAACTGCTTGGATCTAAATGGCCTGTTGTATCTATAAAGAACGGGGCATCCGGTGCAGTAAGGGATGTAAAGAATTCACTGGAGTTCTTGGAATCTTTTGATAATGTAATTATAAATTTTGATAATGATAAGCAGGGTAAAGAGGCAGCTATAAAAGTTGCCAGAGTTCTCAGTCCAGCTAAGGCCAAGATACTCAGCCTGACCAGTGACTTCAAAGATGCTAATGATATGTTGCGTCAGCGAAGGAACCAAACATATGTTTCCTTGTGGTGGAATGCCAAGACTTACACACCTTCCGGTGTACTAAACGTAAGTGATAACAAAGAAAAATTTAATAACCGAGAAAGAAAAGACTCTGTTCCCTATCCTTGGAGTGGGCTTAATGAAAAGCTGTACGGTATTAGGCAAGGAGAACTGGTCACACTTACTGGTGGAACAGGGCTAGGTAAGTCTTCAATAACCAGAGAGATAGAACACTGGCTAGTCAGTCAGACAAGAGATAACGTAGGTGTGATAGCACTAGAAGAAGATTGGCGTAGGACTGTTGATGGGATACTCTCAATAGAAGCAAACGCTAGGCTCTATGTTGATCAGGTGCGTGAAGAGTTCACACAGGAACAGTTAGATGCTAAGTTCTCTAAGTTATTTGAGGGTGAGAACAAGGACAGGGTGTGGATACATGCACACTTTGGGTCTAATGATCTGGACGAGATCTTCTCGAAGATAAGATTTATGGTAGTCGGATGTGGCTGTAAGTGGATAGTAGTAGATCACCTACATATGCTTGTGTCCTCAGTAGCAGAAGGGGATGAACGCAGAAACATAGATAATATTATGACAAAGCTGCGCTCTATTGTTGAAGAGACAGGAGCAGGGATGATCCTAGTGTCACATCTACGAAGGATAGAGGGCAACAGAGGGCATGAGAATGGAGTTACCGTAGGGCTTAATCACCTTAGAGGTTCTCAATCTATAGCTCAACTGTCTGATTGTGTCATAGCTCTTGAGCGTAACCAGCAAGCTGATGACTTGATTGAATCTAATACAACCCACTTGAGGGTGCTGAAGTCTAGGTACACTGGTGATGTTGGTATGGCTACACATTTACTATACAACAGAGACACAGGCAGATTGTCTGAGGTTGATGTGGAGGAAGAAGATGAACTCACTGGTCTTTGATATAGAGACAGACGATTTAGATGCAACAAAGATATGGTGTATAACTACAGTAAATCCTGAGACAGAAGAGGTAAGATCATATTACAATGACTCTCTTCCTCTAGGATTAAAAGCATTGGAATCTACTAACAAGCTAATAGGCCACAACATTTTAGGTTTTGATATTCCTGTAATAAAAAAATTATGTGGTCTTGACCTTTCCTGTAAGAAAATTGTTGACACTCTCGCCATATCAAGATTGTTTAATCCTGTCAGAGATGGAGGCCACAGTCTGAAGTCTTGGGGATACAGGCTGGGCCTACCTAAGATAGACTTTGAAGACTTCCAGAACTTTTCTACAGACATGGTAAAGTATTGTGAGAGGGACACACTACTTAACAAGAGAGTATACGATTATTTGAAACTGGAGTCTAAGGACTTTAGTCCTGAGTCAGTACAGTTAGAGCAGGAGACTGCTAGAATTTTAAACGATCAAAGAGACAGGGGCTTTCTGTTTGACGAGAAGGCGGCTTCCCTCCTGACAGCAGAGCTTACTGATAAGCTTAATTCTGTAGTAGATGAGGTACATAAGGAGTTCAAACCACACACATCCTACACTACACTGTACCCAACCTATACTAAGAGTGGAGCAATGTCTAAGATGGCAGAGGACTTGCAAACAGGCAAGAAGTCTAGACTAACACCACAAGAATTTGAAACCATGCAGACTAATCTATCTGTTGTCAGGTCAGAGGTTAAGAAGTTTAATCTTGGTTCCAGAAAACAGATAGGGGAATACTTACAGGAGTTTGGGTGGAAACCTACGAGGCTCACACCTACTGGTCAGCCTATTGTTGATGAAGGTACACTGAAAAGAATAAGGGGTATCCCCCAAGCAAAACTAATTGCAGAGTTTTTAATGCTACAGAAAAGGATAGCACTAATTAGTTCTTGGCTAGATGCACAAGAGAAAGACGGTAGGGTGCGTGGGTTTGTTAATCCTAACGGAACTATCACGGGCCGCATGACACATCGTAGTCCTAACATGGCTCAGATTCCTAGCGTGTTCTCTTCTTATGGAGCAGAGTGCAGGTCTTGCTGGATAGTACCAGAGGGATATAAACTTTTGGGTATAGATGCGAGTGGGTTAGAGTTAAGAATGCTTGCACACTATATGAATGATGAGGAATATATAAATGAAATACTCACCGGAGACATACACTCAACTAATCAAAAGCTTGCTGGACTTGAATCAAGAACTCAGGCTAAGACTTTCATCTATGCCCTCATATACGGAGCAGGAGATAAGAAACTTGGAACAGTGGTTGGGGGAAATAGAAACGATGGTAGAGAACTTAGGGAACGCTTCCTTACTAATCTCCCTGCACTTAAAGAACTTAAAGACAGAGTTACGAGAACGTCAGCAAAAGGATTCATCAAAGCATTAGATGGAAGGAAGCTATTCATACGCTCACCGCATGCTGCTCTGAATACTCTATTACAGGGAGGCGGTTCGATAGCTATGAAGAGAGCGTTGATAGGTTTGAATAATAAAATTAAAGCCGACCCAAATGTAGATGCTGGGTTTGTTGCTAACATCCATGATGAGTGGCAAATAGAAGTCAACGAATTCCATGCTAACATGGTAGGTATATGGGGCGTTGATAGCATAAGAGAAGCAGGAGAATACTATAAACTTAATTGTCCTCTTGATGGGGAGTACAAGGTAGGGGGTAGTTGGAATGAAACACACTGAAAAATATACTCTTTGGGGAAATATGTATGTCTGTGATGGTGTCTATATTCCTGATAAAATTACACATGGAACATTAGCGCATTGTTTAACAAGACAAAAAACAGATTCTTGGTCTGAATATAATGGAACATATATAACTAAGGATGACTTAGATGAAGCTAAATTAGAGGGATGCAAATGAAACGCATTGATATAACAGGCGAAGATATAAAGGAAGCAAAACTCTTAGCTAATAATATGGGAACATTACAAAATTCAATAACAAAAGGACAAGGAAATGTACACGGTTTTCTAGGAGAAATAATAACTTCTAAATTTTTAAAATCTAAATTGAACAATACATATGATTATGATATAATACATAACAATCTTAAAATAGATGTCAAAACAAAAAGAGTAACTACACCGCCAAGAGATTATTATGAATGTTCTGTAGTTTCTTTAAACACAAAACAATTATGTGATATATATGTCTTTACAAGAGTACTAAAAGACATGACAAAAGGATGGCTTCTTGGATACATTAATAAAAAAGATTACTTTGATAAGGCTGTTTTGTTAAAGAAGGGAGACATAGATCCTTCAAATAATTGGAAAGTTTTAACGGACTGTTACAATCTACCTATAAATAAACTAAATAATATAGAGAATTTAATAAATGAAACGAACTAATACAAAAAGTAGAAGCAGGGTAGGAGACCTATCAGAATTCTATGCGGTAACTTGGTTATGGGATCAAGGTTATGAAGTGTTTCCAAATGCAGGTAGCCAAGGCATGGTTGACATGGTAGCTTGGCATCCTGAGACAGAAGAGACTATTCTTATAGATGTTAAAACTGCAAGAAAAACTA